AGCTATGTGGCTAATGAAAATAATGGAGTAATAGAATGACTGATACAAAGACAACACAAAAAAAGACAATACAAAAAAAGACAAATAAATTTGCTGCACCATCTGTGCCTGTAACATCCCCGGAAGAACCTCCTGCAGTTGAAGAAGTTTCAAAAGCAGCTGCTCCCAAAACCCAGGAGACAAGAGTACAGAATCGCCGCCGCAATTAATAGTCGTTGAACCGGTGATAATCTTAGACTCGAAGTTGATATTTAGTCATGTAGGAGACTAAGCATGGCCACATTTGCAAATACAACAAATCCAACACCGTTTGGTTTCTTTGATACAGACTCAGTCTTTCAAACAGAGGCTGATGCATTAGTAACTTTTGTCAAAAGAAAGCTAGGCGATGATATTCTAAGTGTTGAGTTAACCAAGAAGCAGATCTGGGCAACGCTAGAAGAGTCTTTTTGTGAATACGGATCCATAATAAATCAGTATCAAGCCAAGTCTCAGTTGGCAAACTTATTAGGAACTACAACAGGCTCAATGTCAGGAAGCGAGCAAAGATTTCCTAGAGAAAATCTTGAGTTTATGTTAAGACGAGCGGAACCTTATGCAATGGATGCCGGCTTAGGCGGCTCTTATAACACACTTTCTGGTTCTATAGATATATCTGAGGGCGATCAAGATTATGATTTATACACTGAACTTAAAGATGAAGCTGGAAATGCTCTATTTGATAATGCATTAAATAGTCCCCAATCAAAGATGAAAATTCTAGAAGTTTTTCATTTCCCGCCGTCAAATGCTTACAGATTTTTTGATACAACTAGTGCAACAAACTATCTAGCAAATGAATTTTCATTCGAATCATATACTCCGGAATCAATATTTTATGTGCTGCCACTCTTTGAAGATATTTTAAGAGGCGGAATGCTAGATATGTCAACCAGGGTAAGAAGAAGCAATTATTCATATAAGATATCAGGAACAAAAATTAGATTTTTTCCAAAACCAACCGGATCTCCTGTTAAACCGAAAAAAGTATGGATTCGAGTAGGATTTAGTCCGGATCCAATGAATCCACCCTATAAGGATGAGTCTGTATACGGTGTAAGCAATCTTTCGAACATCCCATATGGTAGATTAGCCTACTCAAAAATAAATTCTATTGGTAGACAGTGGATAAGACAATTCTCATTGACGCTATCTAAAGAACTACTAGGTCTAATAAGGTCTAAGTTTTCTACTGTACCTATTCCTGGTTCTGACTTGACTTTAAACGGTACTGATCTAGTATCTCAAGCAAGAGAAGATAAAGCAGAACTTAAGACCAAATTAACAGAAATGCTTGAAGAGTTAACATATAGCAAAATGTTAGAAGATGAAGCGTCTGCTAGTGAAAACCTTCAAAGAATACTGAAGAATATTCCGGTACCAGGCGGCAGTGCCATCATAATGGGATAAGAAATGGCAAGATTATTCATAACACCCAGAGAGATTGATTTTATATCAGATATCACCAAAGAAGTAATAAAAGATGTAGTTGGTCAAAAAATATTCTTCTATAAAGTAAGAGAAGACCTTACTGAAATCCATGATGTGTATGAAGAAGCTGAAAACAAAGTCATGGACCCGCCTGTAGAGATCGATGCCTTAGTCGAATGGGAACCTGAAGTGGTTGCTACAAATCGATTTGGTGGAGATGATACATTTTCTGTAAATGTATTTCTTCATGAGCGGGACTTGCTCGATAGAGACATAGAACCACAGCAGGGCGACTTTTTTAGTTATGGAGATACATTTTTTGAAATTACTAGTGCTATCGTTGAAAGCAATGTATACGGTCAAATAGAACATAGTGTCGGACTAAAGATAGTAGGTAAACAGGCAAGAAAGGGACTTATTGATAGAGTACCAAACGGGCCAACAGATGAATCATACTCTGATCCTGGTGCAATACAGGAGACATTTGTTCAATCACGAGGATTTGCTTCAAATAGTCTAGGTGAAACAGGCGACGTGCGCTCTTTACAAAAGAAGGGGGTAGTTGAAAAACCAATCACGGGACCTGCCCAGGTTTCTCCCAAGGGTGGTAATGGAACAGAAGATGAAATTGGTATGTCTGACTCATCATTTTACAGTGACTCATGAGAGTAAAGGTTTAAAATGTCTATAAGGGAAAATAAAGGCGAAGCCCCAGATGATTTTGAAATCCCAAGCTGCACTGTAGAAGATGTTGATCGAGCATTATTTAATCTCTTTGATAAGCAGCTACCTTTTGTCTATAGACATAAGGAAGGCACAAAAAAATCACCGGTAATTTTTGCCACCGGTGAAAGATTTGCTGTTTTACGAAGAAAAGAACCACTCAGAGACAAGTCTGGTGCAATTGTGCTTCCACTGATATCTATAATGAGAACAGGATTAAGTCAAACACCTACAATGGGGGCAGGTACCAATCAAATTCAGGAACATACAATAAAAAAGAGAATTTCTCCTGATGATCCAGTTTATCAACGCCTTGTTAATAAAGCTAATTTAAAAAATTCAGATAATTTAGTATCTGATGAGGCAAGAATTCAATACCCTACACTTTTAACAGGATCTGATCCTGGAAGAATAGCTACTAGAAGAAGTGAGACACAAACACCTTTGGCTGTAAGGCAAGGTGAAGTGTTATCTTCAGATCTAGGTAATAATATATTTGAAATTATAGTAATGCCACCTCCAAAATATTTTACGGCAACTTATGAAGTAACATTTTGGACTCAGTATACCACACAAATGAATGAAATGATAATGACTATGATGTCAACATATCAATCATATTCACAGCGATCTTTTAGAATTGAAACTGATAAGGGCTACTGGTTTGTAGCATATGTTGCAGAAAATTTGACGCCAGGTAATAATTTTGATGATTTTACTGATGCAGAAAGATTAGTCAGATATTCATTTGAGGTAACAGTACCAGCCTATATTGTAGGCTCTGCATTTAAAGGTGCAGAGAATAGATTGAGAAAATTTGTATCTGCACCACAGATATCTTTTGATTCTGATATTTTCAAAGATAGTTATGTTACAGATCCCCCGGCAAATATACCGTCGGGAGATCCTAAAAACTTTATTTTAGATGATATGAGAACAATAGAAGAAAATATTCCAGGTCAAGCTATGGCTAATGCACGAGGAAAGATAGGCGGAAAACCTGTCGCAAATATTGGTGGAACTGCTTCAGATTCTGATACACAGGTCATTGAAGTACTACATGATCCTTTCACTGGGCAGTCTGTCAAGAAGAAAGTGTTAGTAAAAACTAGATTGAGAAGAAGCGGAGAGACCGTTTTGAAAGAAACCATTAGCTAAACTTTAACTTTGAACTGGATACTTAAACAAGGGACAAATCGCTCTAGGAGATACAATGGCTGAGCAAACATTTCGTTCACCTGGTTTTTTTGAACAAGAAATAGACTTATCGACACGAAAAGTGTCACCCACAGGAACTCCTGCGGGCGTCATAGGAACATCAGAAAAGGGACCAGCTTTTGTCCCTGTTACTGTAGGTTCTTTTTCTGATTTTGAAACAAAATTTGGTGGATTAGACACAAATAGATTCGGACCCTATGCAGTTAGAGAATTCTTGAAGCATAGGACAGCACTAACTTTTATGAGGGTGCTCGGAGCAGGCGCGAATGAAACTGCTGCTGATATTGAGACCACGCTAAATCAGGGAACAGTCAGGAATGCAGGATTTGTAATTACTGGTTCCACACCCGGTGCTGCCGTGGAGCTAGCAAACGGCCGTCTTAATGGAACTATGCAATTTATCGCTGCATCACACACGCCCTCCGCGGAAGAATCAGTAGGTTATCCTGTTTTTACAGATAACAAAAGCTTTAATTCTGCCCGCGGCTCGGCATCTACTGTTAATCTAATTAGAGGAGTTGTAATGACTGCCTCTGGTACATCGATGCAGTTATTAAATGCAGACGAAGCCGGGGGATATTCAGCCCCTAGTTTAAATGATTCGGTTAACTTGAACTCAATTACCGGGTCATCACTGACAGAAAAGAAATATTTTAAAATAGTTCTAAGCTCTTCAGCTGGCGCTGCATGGGGAAATGATGATGGCAATCCTGGCGTTAGAGTGGTGTCTGCTTCACTGGATCCTAATGATGGAAATTACATCGCTAAGGTTCTTAATACAGATCCACTAAAATTCCAGAAAGAGCAGCATTTGCTCTATGCAGACTATGCAATTGAGAATGATTTAGCCCCAGTGCTTTCAAGCTCATCAGGTAACGTCGTGATGATAGCATCAGGATCCGAGAACACTTGGTCAGCCGGCCCATCCACTCAAAAATTCAATGAGTTGTTTGGTCGATTTGATACGAGGTACACGACGCCTAGAACAACAAGCTTTATATCACAACCGTTTGGGGTTAAAGAGTTCGATCTCTTTCATTTTGAATCTTTGTCTGATGGAGCGTATTCTAATGACAAGTTTAAGGTGTCAATTGCAAATATCAGAGCTTCAACAGACCCGAACAACAAATTCGGTACCTTTGAAGTTCAAATAAGAAATTTCGGTGATACAGACATTAATACAGAAATTTTAGAAAGATATCCAGAGTGCACGCTGAATCCAAGTTCTGATAGATACATTGCCAGACAAATTGGTGATAAAAAAGTAAAATACAACTTTGATCAGGAAAATCCCGATGAAAGAAGGCTAGTAATAAGCGGTAAATACCCAAATGTCTCTCAACGAATTAGAATTCAAATGAATTCTGAGGTGGAGAAAAAAGATGTGCCTCCCGCAGCACTCCCATTTGGTTTCCGCGGAATACCCGCCCTCAAAACAACTGATACACTTACTGATTCAGAGAACGTTTTGTCAAAGTCTGATGGAACGATATTAGGCGCAGATGGCGCGACGGGTC